CCTACTTATTCTTTTAGCAACGATACAAATACAGGTATGACAAGACCAACAGGTGATACATTACAGATGATTTGTAATGGTTCTCAAGCTATGAGAATTACTGAAACACTTGTAACAATAGCTAGTGGTCATATTAGTATGTCTGATTCTGCAGGTAATGTTTCAGTAGGACATGAAGCACTTAATGTTGTTCAAGCAAACAGTGGAGATTCTAATACAGCTATGGGGTATCAAGCTTTAGAAAAGGTTACAGATGGTATTCACAATACAGGTATGGGATATAGAACAGGATTCTCAATTACAACAGGAAGTTATAATGTTCTCATGGGTAATCTTACAGGTGATGCTATTAATACTGGCAGTAATAATACATTCGTCGGTTATGCTGCAGGCAGTGCAAACACAACAGGATTTTCTAATAATTGTTTTGGTAGAAGGGCGGGTATTGCAATTCTAGGAGGATTTTCAAATACTTGTATTGGTGATAGTGCAGGTTCCGCAATTACAAGTGGTGCAAAAAATATTTGTATAGGTGGAGATGCAGGTGCACATACAACATCTTTGGTAACTGGAAGTGATTGTATTCTGATAGGCAGAAATACCCAACCTTCTGCAACAAATGCAGATAACCAAATTGTTATGGGAGATACTGTTACTGGTGCTGCTAATAATAGTTTTACTATTGGAAAAGACGGTACAGATTCAAATATAGCATTCGGTGCTACTTCAATTACAGCTCCTTCAGATATTAGACTCAAAGAAGATATACAAGATGAAGAAGTAGGTTTAGGTTTTATAAACGATTTAAGACCTGTTACTTTCCAATGGAAAAAAGAAAAAGATATACCAACAGATATGAAAGCTTATAAAGAAGACTCAGAAGAAAGAACTATGAATGGTAAATACAATCATGGTTTTATAGCTCAAGAAGTTAAAGAAGTAATTGATAATCATAATTTAAAAGATGGCTTTGATATGTGGTCAGAAGATGAAGCAGATGGCAGACAAAGAGTTGCACCTTCAGCTTTAATGTCTGTTATGGTTAAAGCTATACAAGAACTTTCTATGCAGGTAGATGAATTAAAAACAAAATTGGAGAGTAAATAATGACAACACAAAACAGAGAATTAGCAAGTCTTATAGACAGCAGCGGAAATGTAACAGCTACAGGTAATTTAACTGTATCAGGAACAACTACTGCTGTATCTTCAACAAATACAACTGTTACAGACCCATTGATTGAATTAAATAACGGAGCTGGGTCAAATTCAAATGATTTAGGTTTTGTTTTTGAAAGAGGTTCAACAGGAAACAATGCTTGTTTAATATGGGACGAATCAAACGATGCTTTTGCAGTAGGAACAACTACAGCAACAGGTACATCAACAGGTAATATGTCATATACAACCGGAGATTTCTTAGCTGGTAAAATTACAGTTGACAATGTTATCATTAACGGAACAACAATAGGACATACAGACGATACAGATTTAATAACTTTCGCTGACGGAGCATTAACAGTCGCAGGAACAATTGCTTCAACAGGTGTAGTAACAGCTAACGCAGGTGTAGTAGTTGATAACATAACTATAGACGGAACAGAAATAGATTTATCCTCTGGTGATTTAACACTAGATGTTGCAGGTGACATTATTCTTGATGCTGATGGTTCAACAATAAGTATGAAAGATGGTGGTACTACTAGAATTACATTTAATTTAGATGCTACACCAGATTTAGTTTTAGCAGGCGGTAATGCAAGTATAACTGCATCTACATCTAATGCAGACTTATCATTTATAGGTAATGATGGTGGTTCTGATATTACTGCTCTTACTTTTGATATGTCAGAAGCGGGTAAAGCTATATTTAACCAAGGACTTGTTGCAGGTACTTCTACGGCAGGGGATTGGGGTTTAATACTTAATACAGCTTCTGGCGATAGTGTTAAGTTACAAGTTGCTGATACAGGTACAGGTTCAGCGGCAGACGCAACATTATCTGTTAGTGATGGTGATTTGATTTTATCACCTTCAACTAATTTAGTTGGAGTTGGTACCACTGCTCCTGAAAATGTAATACATCTTAAAGGAACAAATAATTCAGCTGGTGATTTAGGAACAGAAGTTGGACCAGGTAATATACCAGCTATCGTAGTTCAAAATGCTGGTACAACTGATAATAATTTGGCAGGTTTATTCTTTATGGACGATGCATCAATTAGGGCTGGTGTACATGCAAGATTTACAGACCATAGTGCAAATTCTGCTGAGTTAAGATTCTCAACAAGTTCTAGTGGTACTCCCTTAGAAAGAATGAAAATTACTTCTTCGGGCAATGTGGTTATTGGTGCTTCTACAAGTAATATTGATGTTGGTATTGGCAACACAGGAACAGTAGGACATTTAGGAAGAACTGGTAGTGGTGCTTTAATTCATTTAGGTGGTGATGATTGCCAAGTTAGATTAGCAAATAGTATTCTTCATCACGACAATAGTGGTAATACAAATTTATATTTAAGAAATCATTATACTACTTTAGGTAGCGATAATAATGCAAAGCTTACTTTAGAAGCAGGAACTATAGTTTTTGCTACAAGCACAGCCTATACCGAAAGAGTGCGTGTTGCTAGTAATGGTGCTGTACATATAGGAACTGGGAGTGGAGAAGCAAATGGTTCTACTGGTGGTGCTAGTTTTAGTGCAGATAGTTCAGATAGAAGAAATTTAATTTGTGCAACAACTAGTTCAGGTAATTTAGAATTAGTAGAATTTAGAAATCCAAATGGTACTGTTGGTGATATTAAATCAAATGGTACATCAACATCTTACAATACATCTTCTGATTACAGATTAAAAGAAAATGTAAACTATACTTGGGACGCTACAACTAGATTAAAACAACTGAAACCTGCTAGATTTAATTTTAAAACTGATACAGATACAACACTAGATGGATTTTTAGCTCACGAAGTATCAAGTATAGTACCATTAGCTGTTTCAGGAGAAAAAGATGGTGAAAAAATGCAATCTATAGACCATAGTAAACTTGTACCTCTTTTAGTAAAAACTATTCAAGAACTAGAAGCAAGAGTTGCAACTTTAGAGAGTTAATAAATAATAAAAAGATATAAATAGTAGTATGACAACACAAGCAAGAGAATTAGCAAAATTAGTATCAAACGCTGGAGACTTAAATCTTGTTGATGATATTTCATTAGCATCAGATGGTGCTATTCTTAATTTTGGTGCTGATTCAGATGTTGTATTAACTCATGTAGCTGATACAGGATTACTATTAAATAGTACAAGACAATTACAGTTTGGTGATTCAGGAACTTATATACATCAATCTGCAGACGGAGTATTAGATTTAGTATCTGATACTGAAATAGAAATAAATGCTACTACTATTGATATAAATGGTAATGTAGATATATCTGGAAACTTAATTCTAGATAGTACAACAGTTACAAGTACCGCAGCAGAATTGAATTTTAGTGATGGAGTGACTTCCAACATACAAACCCAGCTTGATACAAAAGCAGGAACAGGTAAAGCCATTGCCATGGCTATAGTGTTCGGATAATTTAGGAGAAAAAAATGGCAGCAGTAAATATAGTAAATGTAACAAGTATACTCCCATTCACAATTAATGGGTCAGTAACAACTTCAAATGTAGATGTAATAGATGTACCTTCTGATAAATTATACAAAATAAACACAATAATAATATGTAATATAGATGGTACAAATTCAGCTAATGTTACAATAAAAGCATCAACTACTAATGGCTCTAATTATTATAATATAGCTTCAACAGTTGCAGTACCAGCAGATTCAACTTTAGTAGTTCTTGATAAAAATTCATCAATTTATTTAGATGAAACAGATTTATTAAGAGTATCAGCTAGTGCTAATAGTGATTTAGAATACACAATATCTGGTGAAATTTTAGATGACGCTTAAGGAGTTAGAAGATGGCTCATTTTGCAGAACTTAATAGCAGCAACGAAGTAATACGAGTAATAGTAATATCTAACGAAGATGTAGACGCTAATGGTGGTGACTTACACGCAGATGCAGAAACTTTTGTAGCGTCTATTGTTCCACATTCAGAAAATGGTGTTGCTTGGAAACAAACTTCATACAATAATAACTTTAGAAAACAATACTGTGGTGTTGATTATATTTATGATAGCTCTAAAGATAAATTTTTACAACCTCAACCTTTTTCATCTTGGTCTTTAGACTCAAATGATGATTGGCAACCACCTGTAACTTTTCCAAATACAGTTGATATAGGTGGTCTTAGAGCTAACGCAACATGGGATGAAACTAATAAAAGGTGGTTAGGTAAAACATTTGACGACAGTACGAACCCTATAACAGAAACTCCTTATGTTTGGGATGCTACTAATTTACAATGGAACGAGGATTAATAATATGTCTATTAACAAACTTACAAGAAATCAAAGAAGTCCATTAATTGGAACAGACCATGAACCAACTTTTTCAGCACTAGTAACATCTTTTAATTCAAGTGGTAATTATGTAGTACCCTCTAAAACAACTTCAGTAACTTATTTAGTAGTTGCTGGTGGTGGAGCAGGAGGTTTCTTCGGCGGAGGTGGAGGAGCTGGTGGATACAGGTCATCTGTACCAGGAGAATCTTCTGGTGGAGGAGCTTCTGCAGAATCAGCTTTATCAGTTACTGCAGGTTCAACAATACCTGTTGTAGTTGGAGCAGGAGGAGTTGCTACAGGAGGTCATGGATATTGGGACCCTGGAGCAGATTCTAGTTTTGGTCCTATTACTTCTGTTGGCGGAGGCTCAGGTGGTAATAGATTTGCTTATACTCAACCCGGAAATCCTGCAGGTGGTTCACAACTTGGACAAGACGGAGGTTCAGGTGGAGGTTCTGGTATTTGGTATGGAGTTGGTGGTACAGGTGGAACTAACGGAAACGGTGGTGGTTTAGGAACAGCTAATCAAGGTTATCCATCTGGTCTTGCTAGAAGTCCAGCATCAAACTACGGTTGTGCTGTAGGCGGCGGTGGAGCAGGTGAAGCAGGTCAAAAAGGAAATCCTGATAATGTTATCGGAGGCAGAGGCGGGCAAGGTGTATCATCTTCTATTACAGGTTCTTCTGTAGCTTATGCAGACGGTGGTGGAGGAGCAGCAGGTGATTCTACTCTTTCAGCTCCTAATGATAAAGGAGGTGCTCCTGGTCCAGGAGGAACTGGAGGAACAGGATATGGAAGCGGGTCTGCATCTGATTTAAGGTCAACTACTGGTGCTACTAATAAAGGTGGCGGAGGTGGTGGTGGTGCTTATGGTCCTGCATCTTCGTCAAGAATGGGTGGTAATGGTGGTTCAGGATTTGTTGCTGTTAATGACCCAAACGGTAGTTTTTCCGGGTCAAGTGTTTGGGGTTTACAGAAAGTATATAAATTAATAAAAGCAGGTGAATGGATTTAATTTAAACTATAAATAAATTATATTATGGAATTATATTTTTGTATAAATTTGCATCGTGCAGGTAATACTTTACTTGGTAGTATTTTAAATCAAAATCCAGATATAACTTTTACAGCTAACAGTCCTCTTACTGAAATTATTTACCAACTTGACCTAATAAAAACAAATAACGAAATTACTCAACAGCAAAACTTTCCTCATAATGAGTCTTTAGACAATGCTATTAGGAAAACTTTTTATACTTATTCTGAAACATTTGGAACAAAATATGTTATTAATAGGTGTAATTGGGGTTCAGATGGTAACCTTGAATTATTAGAAAAGTATTTTGATAAAAAAATTAAATTTTTAATTTTATATAGAAATCCATTGGAGTGTTTGGCTTCATTATGTAAAGCATATAAAATTAAAAAAGATGATAGTGAAGCAGCTGCAGACTATTACATGAATATAGAAACAGGTGTTTTAGGAAATGTCGCCAATCAAATTCCCTTTGTACGAAAAAATTATGAACATTTATTTATCACTTATAATCAATTAATAGACAATCCTAAGAATGTTGTTAATAACATTTATAACTTTTTTAATATACCAAAGTTTGAACATACTTATAAAAACTTAAAACAGTTTGAAATACAAGGTATAAAATATGATGATTCTATTTTTGGTGATGTAGATTTACATACAATAAGAACAGATAAAATAGAAAAGAAAACATACCTAATAGAAGATTTTTTACTTCCTTCTGTTATAGAAAAATATAAACACATAGGAAAAGAATATGAATCTTAAATGGTATTATTGGTATTTTAAATCTGCTATACCAGAAAGAATATGTGACGATATAGTGTGTTATGGTAAAGAACAAAATAAAGAAATGGCTGTTACAGGTAGTAATAATAAAAACGAACTTACAGAATTACAATTAAAAAACATTCAAAAAAAGAGAAAGTCAGATATTGTATGGATGAGTGATAGGTGGATATATAACGAAATACAACCTTATATACATCAAGCAAATAGAAATGCTGGTTGGAATTTTGAATGGGACTGGTCAGAAGCTTGTCAGTTTACAGAATATAAAAAAGGACAGTTTTATGATTGGCATTGTGATTCATACGAAGAACCTTATAACCAACCAGATAATCAGAATACACATGGTAAGTTAAGAAAACTTAGTATGACTGTATCACTTACTGACCCTGAAGAATATGAAGGTGGTGATTTAGAGTTTGATTTTAGAAATACAGATGAAGGTTCACAACCAAGAATATGTGAAGAAATTAGAAAGAAAGGAAGTGTAATAATTTTTCCTTCTTTTGTTTGGCATAGAGTTAAACCTGTGACAAAAGGAGTACGACATTCTTTAGTGTGTTGGAATTTAGGATACCCATTTAAATGAGTTTTAAAAAAAATAATTATCAAGTAATTAAAAGTGCTATATCAAAAGAACTAGCAGATTTTTGTTATCAATACTTTTTAAATAAAAGAGCTGTAGCAAGACATTTGTTTGATGAAAGGTTCATATCGCCGTTTACTGACTATTTTGGTGTCTGGAATGATGACCAAATACCAGAAACCTATTCACATTACGCTGATATAGTTATGGAAACTTTATTACAAAAAGTAAAACCAATTATGGAAAAAGAATCAAGAGTAAAACTTATTGAAACATATTCATATGCTAGAATTTATAAAAATGGTGATGAGTTAGAAAAACATAAAGATAGGTACGCTTGTGAAATATCAACAACTATGCACTTAGGTGGAGATGAATGGTCAATATATTTAGAACCAGATATTGAAATAAATTTAAAACCAGGAGATATGTTAATGTATCGTGGTTGTGATTTAGAACATTGGAGAGAAAAGTTTAAGGGTGAAAATTGTGGACAGGTATTTTTACACTACAACGATGCAAGTAGTAAAGATGCTAAACAAAATAAATACGACACTAGACCTATGCTTGGGTTACCTTCTTATTTTAAACAATGAATTTTATAGAAGAATATCAAATAAGTGACGAATCTGTTGATGAGCTTATAGATTATTGGAACAGCAATAAAGCTAATGCAGAAGAAGGTAGGGTAGGTAATGATAGGGTAGATAAAAAATTTAAAAAATCATTAGAAGTAATGATAACTCCACAAGATTTAACAAACTTTTTATATAGAGATGAATTATTAAAATGTCTAAAACAATATGTTTCAAAATATAAATTTGCAAATGATGTAGAGTTTTTTGGTATTGACCATAATACTAAAATACAATATTATGATAAAGGCTGGGGGTTTTATAAATGGCATGCAGAAAATGACGGAGCTCCTCATGTTATACAAAGACATTTAGTTTTTAGTACTTATCTTAATGATGTAGAAAACGGAGGGACAGAGTTTTTATATCAAGACTATGTTACCGAAGCTAAAAAAGGTTCAACAATTATTTTTCCAGCTGGTTGGACACACACACATAGAGGACAAATATCTCAAAATCAAGAAAAGTACATTATTACAGGTTGGTTTAATTTTTTATAGATACTAAAAACAATAAATATGACCGTAGACCTATTATTGGTTTACTATCGTTTTTTAAAGGAAGTTACAATGGAATTTGATATGGAAATAATATGGAATGTTATCTTAACATTAGTTATAATGCCTTTAGCATGGTGGGTAAGAAGTACTCATGATGAAATACGAAGACAAGATATCCTTCTTAACAAAACAAGAGAAGAAATAGCTAGAGATTATGTTTCAAAAAGAGAATTAGCAGAAGATATGAATAGAATATTAGATGCTATAGAAAAACTTAATGATAAATTAGACCGTATTCAAGAAGCAGCCGTCAAAGAATTTAGACTTTAAACTTTCTATTTGATATAAATAGTAGTTAACAGAGGATTTTTTATATGGCTATACCAAACAGCAAAGCAACACTACTTTCATATTGTAAAAGACAACTCGGAGCTCCAGTTGTAGAAATTAATGTTGATGACGACCAAGCTGATGATATCATAGACGATGCATTACAGTTTTATCGTGAATATCATTACGATGGTTCAATTAGAACTTATCTAAAACATCAAATAACACAAACTGAAATAGATAATCAACTAACAAATTCAAATCTTACTTCATCAACTAGTGGTGGTTCAGATAATGGTGCAACAACATGGTTAGAGGGTAATAATTATATTGAATTACCTGAATCTGTTATATCTGTTATCAAAGTTTTTAATTTTAATGATAAGTCAACAAACAATATGTTTGATTTACGATATCAATTAAGATTGAATGATATATACGATTTAACTTCTACTTCTATTCTTTATTACGAAATGGTACAACAACATTTAGGTATGTTAGATGACATACTAGTTGGTTCTCCTTTTATGAGACATAGTAAACATGGTAATAGATTATATATTGATATGGATTGGAATGTAGCAATTGGAGCTAGTGAGTATATACTCATAGAATGTCATAGAGCTCAAGACCCAAATACATATACAGATATTTTCAATGATTTTTGGTTAAAAAAATATACAACTGCTAAACTTAAAATGCAGTGGGGACAGAACTTAATTAAATTTGAAGGGATTCAATTACCTGGTGGTGTGACTCTTAATGGTAGACAATTAGTTGATGATGCTAAAGAAGAAATACAAAAACTAGAAGAGGAACTAAGATTAGGATATGAATTACCTGTAATGGATATGATAGGGTAAATCATGGCAACAAATGTATTTTTTAGTCAAGCTGTCAAGCAAGAACAGAATCTTGTAGAGGATTTAATAGTTGAGTCTTTAAGAATATATGGACACAATGTATATTATTTACCTAGAAAGATAGTTAACGAAAATACAATATTGGGTGATGCTGCAGACTCAAAATTTGAAGATGCTTATGAAATTGAAATGTATCTTGAAGGAGTTGAAGGTTTTGAAGGTGAGGGTGATTTATATTCTAAGTTTGGTGTAGAAGTTAGAGATACTGCTACATTTATATTATCAAGAAGAAGTTGGGAACGATTCGTTTCTTTAGACGCTAATCTTGCAACAGGATTAAGACCCAATGAAGGTGATTTAATTTACTTCCCATTATCTCAAAGTGTATTTGAAATCAAATATGTTGAACACGAAAATCCGTTTTATCAATTAGGAAAACTATATGTTTTCAAAATGACTTGTGATTTATATGAATACTCAGGTGAAGATTTTGATACAGGAGTAGATGCTCTTGATACTGATTTAGAACTTGCACAAGCACAATCAATAGAATTAACACTAGCAGATACACCAACAATAAGAGATTTTGTTGTCGGTGAAACTGTATCACAACAAATTACACCAACAATTACAGTTTCAGGAACAGTAGCTGCTTGGAGTGAAACAAATAATAAACTTACTATATCAAGAGTATCAACAACAGACACGACAGGAACACATCAAAATTTTGTAATTACAGATACTTCAGAAGGATACATAGAATTAGAAGCTACAGATGAAGGTGATAAATTGATTACACAAGCTGGTGAGTTTATTGACTTTGAAACAGGTACAGCTCCTGTCATATTCCCAAGTTTTATAACTGACGGTTCAACAGGTACAGATTTAATTAAACTTGAGACACATACTCAAGGTAGTGGTATCTTACTTGAATCAGGTACATCTACAGATTCAACTGCTTATGACCATATTGTAGTTGAAGATAGTTTAGCTTCAAGAAGAAATATTACAACAGTAGGTTCAGAACAAGAATTAACTACTGATGCTGGAGCATTCAATTTAGAAATAGAAACTGATGCTGATGGTATTATAGATTTTTCTGAAGGTAATCCGTTTGGAGAATCAACATAATGTTTGGAAATCATTTTTATCATTCATCAATCAAAAGAGCTGTATCAGTTTTTGGTACACTTTTTAATAATATAGAAGTTAAAAGAGAATCAGGTGAGTTTATTAAAGTTCCATTAGCATATGGACCAAGAGCTAAATTTATAGCTAGATTACAACAACAAGCATCTCTTGGATTAGATGGAACTACAAGAACAGCTTTAACTTTACCTAGAATGGGTTTTGAAATGACTTCTTTAACTTATGACCCTGCTAGAAAATTAACAAAGAAAACACAATACAAAAGACCAGATACAGATAATCCATTACAAATGAAATTTCAGTATGCACCTGCACCTTATAATATAGGATTCAGTCTAAGTATACTAGTAAAAAATACAGACGATGGTTTACAGATTATAGAACAAATCATGCCTTATTTTACACCAGACTATACTGTTTCAATAAATACAATACCTGAAATGAATGAGAAAAGAGATATACCAATTATTTTAGAAAGTATTACACAAACAGATGAATATGAAGGTGATTTTCAAACTAGACAAATATTAAGATATGATTTAGAATTTGTTATGAAAAATTATCTATATGGACCTGTTATTGATTCTAAAATTATTAAAGAAGCTAATGTTAGAACTTACATGGAAAGTGGGACAGGTAAAATTACAAGTACAGATACAGCAGGTAAAGTAGTTGACCAATCAGTCACAACAAATCCACCTGATGCTGATTCAGATGATACATTCACATATAATGAAACAACAGAGTTTTTTGAACAACCTAGTATAACATATTCAGACGATAAATCAAGCGACCCTAAATAGTTATAAATACATATTATGAGTAAAGTCGACCAAAAATTAGACGAACTTCTTGATATAAAAGGAGAAATCGTCCAAGCAGAGAAAAATCTACCTACTATTATATCTAACGAAAAAGATAAAGGTAATGATTACAAATATTCAAGAGAAATATTCTATGGTCTTGTAGAAAGAGGACAAGATGCAATAGAAGGTATATTAGAGATTGCAAAAGAATCTGAACACCCTAGAGTTTACGAAGTAGCTGGTCAATTAATTAAAACAGTAGGTGAAACAACAGAAAAACTAATTGACTTACAAGCAAAAATGAAAGAACTAGACAAAGATAACAATGTACCTGATAAAGTACAAAATAATCTTTTTGTCGGTTCATCTACTGAATTACAAAAGTTATTAAAACAAAATGCACAAGAATGAAGGTTATCTAGGTAATATTAATGTCAAGAGAGCTGGTGTACAATCTCAATGGACAGAAAAAGAAGTACTAGAATACAAAAAGTGTATGGAAAATCCCATATACTTTATAGAGAATTATATCAAAATTATTTCACTTGATGAAGGTTTAGTTCCTTTTAAACTATATGATTACCAAGAAAGTTTAATAACACATTTTGACGAAAGTCGTTTTAGTATCGTACTTGCTTGTAGACAGTCAGGTAAGTCTATTACAGCTTGTGCTTATCTAGTTTGGTATCTTCTGTTTCAACCTGAACAAACTATTGCAATATTAGCAAACAAAGGTTCTACAGCAAGAGAAATGTTAGCTCGTATAACAACTATGTTAGAGCATGTACCTTTCTTTCTTCAACCAGGAACAAAAGTTTTAAACAAAGGTTCTATTGAGTTTGAAAATGATAGTAGAATCATTGCATCAGCAACAGGTGCTAACTCTATTCGTGGTATGTCAGTTAACTTATTATATCTTGACGAGTTTGCATTTGTAGATAATGCTGAACAGTTTTATACATCTACATATCCTGTTGTCACATCAGGTGGTAAATCAAAAGTTATTATTACATCTACAGCAAATGGTATTGGTAATATGTATCATAAATTATATGAAGGTGCTATGGCTGAAAAGAATGAATATCAACCTTATACTGTTAATTGGTGGGATGTTCCTGGTAGAGATGAAAAATGGAAAGAATCAACTATAGCAAACACTTCTGAATTACAATTTGAACAAGAGTTCGGTAATTCGTTTTTGGGAACAGGTAATACACTTATCAACGCTAATACATTATTAGGTTTACAAGGACACGATGCTTTGTGGTCAAAAGAAAATGTTTATCTTTATCAAGAACCAAGAAAAAACAATCAATACATTATGACAGTTGATGTTGCTAGAGGTCGTGGACAAGACTATTCAACATTTTCAATATTTGATGTTACAGAAAAACCATTTAAACAAGTTGGAATATATCGTGATAATCTAATATCACCATTACTTTTTCCAGATGTTATAGCAAGATACGCGAAAATGTATAATGAAGCTATAGTTATTGTAGAAAACAATGACCAAGGACAGATAGTATGTAATAACTTACACTATGATATAGAATATCCAAATGTATTTATGGAATCTTCTGTTAAATCTACAGGTATTGGTGTGACAATGACTAGAAAAGTCAAACAAATTGGTTGTTCTACACTTAAAGAATTAATGGAAGAAAATAAATTAAGAGTAATAGACAAATTTACTATTAATGAACTAGTGACTTTTGTTGCAAAAGGTCAATCTTATGAAGCTGATGGTGGTAATCATGACGATTTAGTTATGAATTTAGTTCTATTTGCGTGGTTTATTACAACACCTTACTTTCAAAGTTTGACTGATTTGGAGTTAAAAAAGATGTTATATGATGAACAACAACAGATGATTGAAGACGATATGGTACCTTTTGGTATTATAGATGATGGAAATAAAGGACCAGATGTATTTAAAGAAGGTGGAGATGTCTGGACAGTTGTTGATGATGTACAAGTTTATTAAATTATAAATACTAGTTAAGAATGATTAAAAATCATTTATTTTATAACAAAATTATATTTCGAAATATAAATTTTATTAAGGAGAAAACAAAATGGCATTTCAAGTTTCGCCTGGTGTACAGGTTCAAGAAATAGATGCTACTAATGTTATTCCTGCGGTCTCAAGTTCTACAGGAGCGTATTGTGGTTATTTCGGTTGGGGTCCAGCTGAACAAGTCACAACAATAGGTTCTGGTAAACAACTTGTAGATGAGTTCGGGGAACCCGCTGCTACAGATGTCGCTGCTGAACACTTTTATCCAGCTGCAATGTTTTTAGACTACGGGATTGACTTAAAAGTAGTCCGTATCGCAACAACCAATATGGTTAATGCGACTACAACAAGTGGACAGTCTTTGTTAATCAAAAACTTAACCCACTATAGGGATAATTACAACACGGGTGCAGGCTCAGTTGGTAATTATGCTGCTAGATATGCTGGTGATTTAGGTAATTCACTTAAAATACAAGTATGTGGTGGTGCAAATCCATATGCGCAAGCTACTGTTACAACAACTAATGGAACATCTGCTCTAGGTGGTACTTCAATAGAAGTGACTCTTGGTGAGAAATTCATAGTAGGTGACATTATTACTGCGATTGGTTCTGATACTACAAGATATAAGATATCAGCTATTACTTTTGACTCAGGTTCAACCGGAGAAGCAACAGTTACTTTAGCACAAGAAGATGATTCTACTCAAGGATTGACAGCTGCCGTTTCAAGTTCAGCTAATATATCAAGAGAGTGGGAATATGCAAGACAATTCAACAAAGCTCCAGGTACTTCTACATACGCAAGTGGTAGAGCAAGTGCTGGTGTTAATGATGAAATGCATATCATAGTTCTTGACGAAGATGGGAGTATTACAGGTACTCCAAATACAATTTTAGAAAAATACGAAGCAGTTTCAAAAGCTTCTGACGCTAAAAATGACTTCGGTGCAACTAACTATTATGTGACAGTTATTGAAAACCAAAGCGAATGGGTTTATTGGATGGACCATAGTTCTACTATGACATCTGCTGGTTCAGCCGCTGCTGGTGTTACTTTTGGAACAGGTACTTTACCTGATAATCTTTCTTTCACCAATGGTGCTGACGGAAGACAACCAACAACAGGACAAAAAATAACTGCATGGGATACACACTTTGGTAGTGCAGAGAATCAAGATATATCTTTAATGATATCTGGTTCTAATCAAGCAGATAATGGTAGTGGAAGCGCTGTAGAAACAAGAGCAGAAGCAACTAGTTATTATAATCAATTAATGAATATCGCAGAAGACAGAAAAGATGTAGTCGTATTCTTTTCACCAATCAGCTCAGATGTAGTTGATTCAGGTGTTTCAGGAGCAACTAATGTAAAAGCAACAGCTGATACATTAAACGGTTCATCATACTCAGTTATGAGTTCAAATTGGTTATATATTTACGATAGGTATAATGACAGATATTGTTATATACCTGACAACGGAGCAGTCGCTGGTCTATGTGCCAGAACTGATTACACGAATGATGCATGGTTTTCACCAGCTGGATTCAACCGTGGTCAAATTTTAGGAGTGACTAAATTAGCATTTAACCCAACACAAGCTGATAGAGATATTCTCTATAGAGCTAGGGTTAATCCTGTAGTCACATTCCCAGGACAAGGAACATTATTATTCGGAGATAAAACACTAATTGCAAATGAAAATAGTGCATTCTCAAGAATTAATGTTCGTAGATTGTTCATAGTGTTAGAGAAAGCTATTTCAACAGCAGCTAAGTTCCAATTATTTGAATATAACGATTCATTTACAAGAGCTAATTTTAGAGCAGCTATTGAACCTTTCTTAAGACAAGTTCAAGGTAGACGAGGTATTTTCGATTATCAAGTCATCTGCGACGAGACTAATAACACATCAGCTGTTATTGATGCATCTCAATTTGTAGCTTCAATATTTGTGAAGCCAGCGAGAGCTATCAATTTCATAACATTAACTTTTGTAGCATCAAGAAGTGGTGTAGATTTCGAAGAAGTCTATGGACCTAACAATGCAGCTCAAGAATCTAGCGTATAAGGAGGAATAGAAAATGGCAACAATAAACCAATTCAAAGCCAACTTAGTAGGCGCCGGACCAAGAAATAACAGATTCGAGGTATTCATACCAAGAACAGGTAGTAAGATTCAGTTTTTATGTAAGACTGCAGCTTTACCTGGACAAGTTATTGAACCTTTAGAAATTAAATACAAAGGTTTGACTGTTAAGTTAGCTGGTGACAGAACTTTTGAAAATTGGACAGTAGGAATCTACAACGATACTGAATTTTCAGCAAGAAATGCAATTGAAGAATGGATGCAAGATATTGTACCATTAGATTCAAGTGTAGGACCTGTTGGATATGAGTATATGGTAGATAAAGCTACTGTATCTCAATTAGGTAGAGATGATTCAGTTATAGCAACATACGAGTTTTTCAATATGTGGCCAACCAATTTAGGTCAGATTGAATTAGATACTGAAGGTGGAGACGCTGTTGAAACTTTTGATGTTGAGTTCTGTTATTCACACTTTGAAAGAACTCTTTAAAAAGAGCTCTTTTGAAAGGGTATAAATATTAGTATGGAATTATTTGGATTAGAAATAAAGAGGAAACCTGGAGACGAAGCTAAAGCAAAAAGCTTCGTCCCACCTCATGATGATGGTAGTACCATTGAGATTGGTAAATCTGATGGTATGGGTGGGTTTGCGTCCACCGGTGGAGTTATTGGTCAATATATTGACATGGAAGGTGGAGTTAAGAACGAAGCCGACCTAGTTACAAGATATAGAACAATGTCTCTTGTACCAGAATGTGATGCAGCAATTGAAGATATAGTCAACGAAGCTATATCTGCAAATGACTTAGATGCACCTGTAGCTATTAATTTAGATAGGGTGAAACATTTTAGTAGTGGTACTAAAGAAAAAATTCGTACAGAATTTGATACAGTTTTATCTTTATTAGGTTTTAGAGAACTTTCTCATGACATATTTAGAAAATGGTATGTCGATGGTAGAGTCTACTTTCATAAAATGGTAGATTCTGGTAATACCAAAAAAGGTATTCAAGGGTTGAGAGCTATTGACCCACAAAAAGTTCGTAAAATTCGTGAAGTTGAAACAAAGAAAGACGAAAAGACAAATGTTGAAGTTGTTAAAGGAGTAGATGAATACTACTTATTTAATGACCAAGGTTTTGACAAAAGTGGTAATAACACAGGTCAAACAGTAAGAATTAGTCCTGATGCAATAACTCATGTGACATCTGGACTACTAGATTACAACCAAAAAGTAGTAGTTGGTTATTTACACAAAGCTATGAAAGCTGTAAACCAACTAAGAATGTTAGAAGATGCACTTGTTATTTATAGAATATCAAGAGCACCAGAAAGAAGAATCTTCTACATTGATGTAGGTAATCTACCTAAAGCGAGAGCTGAACAGTA